TGACTCTTGAGCAATCTCTAATATACCATCAACTGCTTCTTGACCTTTGGAGATTAAACTATACAGTTGTCCTCTACTGTATTCATAATCTTTTTGTGGATCATTTACTTCTTCTATTTTTTTCAAATCAATATCACTTTTAGATATAGGAACAATAGTTGTTTCTATATCTAATGATTTTTCTATCTGTGAAAAATTATTATCCATATATTATATATCTACATCAGTTCCCTGACTGCTACTATATTCTTTAAAATCTTGGAAATCTATAATCTCTTCGTTGAATCCAAAGTCATCGCCAAATGGAATGAGTGGGTCATCTAAAGAATCAATATTGCCATCTTCATTATAATCTTCAAGTGCTTTAGGTGTTGCAGTGTATCTGACTTCTCTTCTTGCACTCAATAATGCATCAGTTGCATAATCAACTTGAACCTTTTTAATAAGTCCTTGACTATTAGATGGAATTTCACTAAACAGATGTGTTTTTGCAGTAAAACTTAAAGTATAAATCAGAATCCTTCTTGTAGTGTAATCACCTTCATAGTCATCTCTAAATCCAACTCTATTCAGGACAACAGGAATATCTCTGGACTCATTAATTTCAGGAACTAATCTTACAGTAACATTAAATGCTGGTTGAAAGAATGGAAGGATTTGCTCTACAATTTGAAGAACATCATCTTGAAGTTTTGCCATAATATTGAGTTCAAATCCAATATTGTATGGGGTTGGATTATAAACTTTTGTAGGAGTTCCATCATCTTTTCTTGGAGAAGAAAATGTCTGTATGACTGATGATTTTCTTTGAGAATCATAATCAATAGACGTCATTTCAAATGACATTCTGGGAAGCGTAATAGCAACCTTTCTATCACCTGCAGGTTGCTGATTAACTCTTGCCAAAAACTTTTGTGTTGGACCATAAGCAAGGGGAACTTTCAATACAGAAATAGGTTCTCCTGCATCATTAAAATGTCTGATTTGGATATTATTGAATAATGTGCCAAATGCAGTTACAGTTTTCTGTATTGACTTATGATAAAAATAATGCCCAAACATAATTATTTTTGTTTATTTTATATTTATTAAATTTACTCAGATATTTTAGAAAAACTAACGTTTCTTCTTGGATATTTTAATGTAGATGAGCTTCTTGTATTAAATCTATCTCTTGGTTGAGTTATTACAGAACCATATGGATCTAAAGTGAAAGATTTTATAGACTCTGGAATTAATCTTTCTTCTTTATAAACTAAAAGTCTATTTGGAGATCCTTGAGTATTTCTGTAAGGTGAAGTGTTAATCCCAACTCCTTGATAAACTGCTGGTTGAGAATTTTCTGTCAAATATTTCAAAACAAATGAATTATTAATTCTTGGATATTGCTCTGCTAAACATGCTATAGCACCAGCAACTTGAGGACTAGCCATGCTGGTTCCTGAAATAGATCCTATCCTAAAAGAAGCATTTCTGGGATCATTTGCTAATGTAATACTAAATTCAGATGCTGCTGATGAATTATAAACTGATGAAATTATATTAGATCCAGGTGCATATACATTAACTCTTGGTCCACAATTACTAAAATCTGATTTTTGTTCTAAATCTGGATCAGTTCCCAGTGATCCTACACAAATTACATTATTAGCAGCCCCTGGAGAGCTTCCTTGAGAATGATAAATTATAGAACCTCCGGTTGTTGTAACACTATTATTATAATCAGTTCCTCCAGGAACATCAATTTTCCAACGACTGTTTCCTGCTGCCCCAATAACTACCACACCATCATTTATGGCATCTTGAATATCTGCATCCAAAGCTGGATATCTTTGAGGAGTATTAAGGAGAGATGTTCCTGTTGGAACTGGAACTCCATTTGCTTCTAATGTTGTCTTTCTTTGAGGATTAGTTCCAGTAACAGTTTTAGTCACTCCTCTATAAGTTACAGAGGAAATGCTACTTAAATTAATAGGAGTTGTTATCATATATCCCCAACTGTGATTAGTAATTGTTGGATTTCTTCTTCCTGTTGTGGCATTAATTGGTTTATTTTTATGAAAATAACGCAAGTAATCAAAAATATATAAAGGCCAATCAGTTGTTGTAATTTGACCAGCAGCTGGAGCTCCTGAAACTGCCCCAGCATAATCAAATTCCATATTGTAAATATTTGCATCTCCTGCCCAACCTTGTGTGTTTCCTGCTACAGTTCCTGCAACATGAGTTCCATGATTGGAAGATACATTTGCATAGCTGTAAGAACCACTACTTGTATAACCTAGTGCAGAACTGTATTGGAACCAATTAAATTGATTGACTCTAGTTCCTCCAGTACCATCAACATTTACAGCAAACTCTGGATGAAGGGGATTAATGTGAGAATCTACAATGACTACATCTACATTTTTTCCAGAACTTGTAGTTTTTATAGTTGCAAATGATGTGCTAGATCCTCCAGTAGGAACAGGAAATGCCCATTTATTAATACTTAATGGTTGTCCAAGTGCTCCAATACATCTACGCAATCCCCAATTTTTTTCAGTGCTCGTAATTGTAGAACTTTTTTGAAAAGTTGCAGATTGAGTTCGATATGGAGTAGGTACTAATCCAAGTTCTGATGGAAGAAGTTCTACTGCAAGAACTCTTCTATCCTTTCTCAAAGTTTCTGCTTCTTCGTCAGTCAATAAGTAATGTGTATTTCTACTAATAGGTCTTTTATTAACACATGCAATTTCTCTTTCTGGAACTCTATGAGGAAAACAATTTCCCTGTGTTTCCATTTCATCATAAAAAGAATCTAAATCATCATAATTTTTTAATGTGACTACGTATTCTTTTTCCATATCAGGATTCTAATTGAACTGCAGTTAATGTAACTGTTATTGCAGCAGAAGCTCCAGATCTATTAACGACTTTTGCATAAATGCTTGTACTGGGAGGAACATCATTATTCCATCCAATAGTTGCTGGAGTAAGTAATACAGTTGCTGCTCCAGTGGTGATAATTTCAGCAATTACTCCAGACCCTGGTAATGGATCAACTTGCTCACCTCTTGTAGCATCTGCAGTTCTTGCAGCATTAGAAACATATAAAGTAATCCATGCTGCATGACTTGTTGCAATTTTTGATAACAAGTAACTCTTGAAACCAGTTAATGTAATATTTGCAGAAGCAGCATTTGCTATAGAAGCTGTTGTTCCAGTTATTGTAGTTCTTGCAAGAGTTCCTGCAGAACCTGATGTACCTTGTGGTCCTCTTGATCCTTGTGGTCCCCCTGAACCAGATAATCCTTGTGCACCTTGAGGTCCTCGTGCACCTTGAGGACCTACTAAACCTTTTGATCCTGGAAGTCCTGCTGCACCTTGTAGTCCTTGTGCTCCTTGAGGTCCTCTTGCACCTTGTGCACCTTGAGGTCCTCGTGCACCTTGAGCACCTTGTGGCCCTATTCTACCTTGAGGTCCAATAGCACCTTGTGGTCCTCTTGATCCTTGTGGTCCTCTTGATCCTTGTGGTCCTCTTGATCCTTGTGGTCCTATTCTACCTTGAGGTCCAATAGCCATGACTTCTACTAAATTCCTTTACCTCTATTTATTTAATTTAAATCTCCCCAAAAGGATTGACTTCTGTAAAATCTACAATATCATCATATTCATCTTGAATATCATCAGATGAGTCATAAGTTTCTGCTGCATCATATTGTGGTGCCCTTGAGACAACATAGATTGCACTTGATGCAGCACCAACAATTACATCTCCAACAGAAAAATTAGTTCCAAAACCAGTAACTTTAAGTTGTTTAGTTTCAGCATCCCAATCTGTAACTCTTCCTGATGCACCTGAAACTGTGCTTGTGACTATTTCATTAAACAGGAAGTTGCCAGTAGATACAGAACTTCCTGCAGAGATAGTAATGGTTGGAGTTTGTGTATATCCATAACCTGCATTTACAATTCTAATAGTGGAAATGCCTCCAGTGCCATTTAAAAATGCTTTGGCAATAGCAGTAGTTCCTCCAGATACAGGACCAGATATTGTTACAACAGGTTCAGTAACATATCCTTGACCAATATTAGAAAGAAAAATTGGACCAATACTTCCTGTTGTTGCTATACCAACTGTTGCACTTGCATTGTATCCACCACCTCCAACAATAGAAACTATTGGCGTGCTGTTTGGATTGTATCCATATCCAGGATCTTCTATGTATATCGTACCTAAACTTTGAGATGAAAGTAAAGCAGTTCTACTTGTCATCACACCAACAAATCTTGCCTTTTTTCCAGAAAGGGGTGCAGAAATATTAACAGTTGGTACTGAAGAATATCTATATCCACCATTAATAACAGTTATTTTCTGAATGGCACCTGATACAAGAGATGTATTTGCTGTTGCAGTTACTCCTATTCCAGAAAGTTGAAGTGTTGCATCATAGGTTCTTACTGAATCAATTTCAGGCAAACTTGTTGCGATCTCTTCATCTTCAAGTTCATAAAGTTCACATCTTAACTCATAGACATAATTCTTCTGAAGTTGGTAAAATGGTTTTCTATTTTCAACATATTTGATTTCCATAAAGCTATCACTTAATGGAATATAAATTAAATCACCTTCATTTGGTCGTAATGCATTTTTTACATTACTAATACCCTTCATCAGTTCACCAACATAAGTTTCAAATCGCTCTTTTGAAATGATGAGGTTCATTTCATCAGTAATTTTAACCCCAAACTTACTCATTAAAATGCTGTTAGGGTCAAATCCTTCATAATTGACCAGATATGCTTCAATAGGAAAAGCAGAAGTAAATTTTGAATACAGGACTTCTTTTATGACTTTTCCTTCAGTAATATATTGTCGTGGCATATAATAAACTTCTATGCCATACATTTTCAACTGTTCATTAATTAAATCCTGAACAAGACTTTGTTCCCCTGATGTGCCTTGTATGAAAAATGGATTTAACATATTATCCTATAAGATCAAATGGAGCAGTTTCAAACTCACTAATCATTCTCATTCTAATATCTTCTAATTCTTTGACAGCATCATCATAGATTTGACGTCCATTCAGTTCTACACCACCAGGAAGTTTAACTCCTTGGAATTTAATTAAGTTCTGTCCCCACTGCTTTTTAAGGGATGCTGTAAAATACAGTTTTAAGAAATAATCATTATAGACTTTGGAATAATTTGCTGGGTCTAAGATTCTGTAACACTCCATAATAAGATAATTTCCTGCCACAATGCTATCCCAACTCATATCAATATACAGTCTATTTTGTCTCTTATTAAATCTAATTTGTCTTTGTGGGTTTACAATCCAATCAATATCTTCCAAGTATCTTTTGGTAACATAATAGTTTACAAGTTCAGTGGAATTAAACCAGTAAATATCATTCAAGAATAACTGGTAATTAACATTAAACAAGTTTGACGTAATAGTTCTGTTGTCAAGTTTAAATACTCTTTCTACTCCAATAACAGCATCAGGAATTGGAATGTAGTTTGAGTTTTCTTCCCAACTATAAGTTCCTAGAGGTCCAGTTGCAGTGGTGGTAACTATGCCTGCAGTTTTTGCTCCACCACGTGCTCTACCCCTATCAATATCATCTTGAGTAAACTTATACTTCAAGAACATTTTTTCTACACCATCAAAATGCCTTTCATTAAAATACTGTAGAGCATCATCTAATCTATCATCTATCTGTTCTTCTGAAACATTAATTTCTAGAACAGGAGCACCAAGTTGCCTTAAAGCATAATTAATTAATTCTTGTCTTGATGCTGGTTTTGCCATTATTTTATACTTTTTAAGTATTTAGAAACCTTTAACCAAGTTTGCTACAACTTCCTCTTGCTTCATGTACAACTTCACATAACATTTGCAAAGATTTCTCATTAAATCAATATTAGTACAAGTATCAAGTTCTCTTGAAATCTTTTCATATTCAAATAATTTTGAAATAGTCTCAAGTTCTAATTTTTCAGGGTCCATTTAAAATGCTCCTCAATAATCCTTTAATTTCTTCTATGGATTGTTTCAAATCATCAACATCATCTATCAAGGTATCCATGACCTGTTTGTCATTCATCCTTTTGTTTTTAGAAGAAATATAATTCTGCATTCCCTGAATGTCTGTATTAATGATTGCATTTGTTTTCAAATCTCTAATAATATTTGTGTGACCTTCAACTTTAGCATACTTATTCATTATTTTAATGCAATCACTCTCAAGTTTTCAATAATTGGTGTTACTGCTTGATTGATACTTGAGCACACAATCTTAATTGCAAATCCTGTGAAATCTTCCAAGTCGTTCATAGTATATTCATATTCCAAATATTGATTTACTAAACTTGATGGCACAAGTTTATCAGACAGTCCATTATTATAAGCTTGATTTTTTATGTTTCCATTTACATCTAAATTAGTGTATCCTGGGAACAAACTCCAAACTTGGTCTTCGTCTGGAGAATCATTTCTAAATGTTTTGTAAAGAACTCTAATGTCACAGTCTGCTGGTCTATAAGCATCCAGAAGAACTTTCAGGGCATTTGCACTTTGCAGTAAATCAACTCTATTAGTAATGTGGATGAATGTGTGTGGGTCATCCACATTTGAATTAACTCTGTTATCAGTAGTATAAGCAACCCCAACAATTGGTTGAGTAATTCTATTATTATTAATGGTTAAGAAAGATTTTTCAACATTAATAATTGGTGATACATTAGAATCAGTAGTTCCTAAATTAAAGTCTAATGTGAGAGATTTGTTTCCTGGGAATTGAGTTGCATTTAAGAATTGATTTTCATTTTCTTCTGATGCAACCAATCTAATATTATTGAATATGTTTGTGTTTGATATTGAAAGTGAAGAATAACCTTGGTCAGCAAATGGAGATTCATTTCCATCAACACTTTGTCCAGAAATAGACCTTAATGATGCAGCACAAGTTGTACCATTAAAGACTGAAACAAATTCTGAACTTATGCCTACTGTATTGTACAACTTGTTTTTAGTTGCATATACAGAGTCTCCACCTCCAAATTTAGATGATGTGAATGATTTGCCCACACCAATATAGTATGAATCTACAGTAACTGGATGAGAATTTGAAATTGTATGAGTAGTATTGATTCCAATCAGAGATACTCCATTAAACTCATACTTGTAAACTAAAGATGTGGTGGTTGAATGGTTTATGACTGGAGAGTTTTGTATGCCTCTTGTAATGACTGAAAGTTGTCCAGCAACAGAAGCATCTTCATACTTAATAATCTCACCATCAATTGAAATATATCCAGGATTTGCTGATGAAACTGATTGGCCTTCAAAGGTGGTAAAGTTTGAATTACTTGTTACAGAAATAGTTCCAGTTTCTGTTATACCATATCCAGCAGTTAATGTTGTTGGGGTAACATCTGTTGAAACACCTTCAATCTTCACAACATTACTTGCAGAATTCATTCCATGATTTGGATGAATAATTTGCATAAAATATCCATTATTTGGAGCATCTGAACCAACTCCAACTACAATTGGATTTGTTGGGAGAAGATTTTCAGAATCTTCAACTTCTACTTTAGAATTATAAAATCTTGCAGTTCCTCCTGTTGTAGAGAATTTGCATTTGTTAAGAGTAAATTTAAGGTCATCAGTTTGAACTGCAGTCCAAGTAGTTGCATTTTGTGAGATAAACAGAGAACCTAAAGATGGTTGTGAGTTAATAATAACTTTTTGTACTTCTGGTAATTTGGCAGTAGAAATTTCAACTTCTCCAAGCCTTGAAATCCATACATTATAATCAAATGAATCTGACAGAAGAACAATTGCATATTCTTTTCCACCTTCCAATCTTGTAAGATTGTCAAATCTAAAAGTAGTCGCTTTGCTTGCATCTGAACTTGTTGTAATTCCAGATGGATTTAAAACTTTTTCAAGACCTTCAATTATTTTGTCTGGTCCTCCAGGAATGCCATTAATAACTTCTCTAATTTGAAGTGTAACAGGAAGATTAGAATCTTTGCTTGCAAAGAAAACATCTACTGAAGATGGAACAATACCATTCTGATCACTTACTATAAATGACTGTGCTAATGGGTCATAATAATTGATAGTAGTTGTTTTAATTTCAGTTCCAGATGAAGTAAAGACAGCTTCCGCAGAACTTACAAACTCTCCTGGAACACCTAATGAGGTTGATTGAGTTACCTTGACAGGAGTGCTGCCAGTCTTAAACTTTAAGTTAGATTTAGTTGTTTCTGGAATAAAAATGCTTCCAATTAATGTTCCGTTATTGTCTGCAATTAATTGATTTTGAGATACAGTAGCAATTGATTTACTTGTTTCTCCATACAACTTACAACCTTTAATAAGGTTGCCATAAAACTTGGATGTATTTGCAATCTGAAGTGATGATGTATCTACATTTAATAATGTTGATTGAGGTCCATAAACTGTTGCTATTCCTGAAGAAGTGCTATATGGATTTGTTGTAAAAACTGATTCTGGTGAATTGTATGTACCTGATTTATGATTTGGAGTACAAAGTCTAAAAGTACAAATCTTTTGATTATTATTACTAATAGAATTTGTATAAGCAGTTACAGTTTCTCCTACTTGGAATGAACCAGTTACGTCACTTACCTGAAGAAGTTTAGGGAAAACATAAGTAAATCCATCAATATTAGAACTTATTTCTTTAGAGTCAAATAAAAGTTTGAACTTTGAATTTGGTTTTAATCTTGTGGCAACAAACTCAATATTTCTTGATCTAATATATTCTATTGGTTTTGTGCTAACTCTACTCTCAGTCCAGGAACCTCTTCCACTTGCAATTCTTATTGATTGTGAAATTTTAGTGGTCCAAGTATCTGAACTTGGATTTAATGTCAAAAGTCCAGTCCAAGTCACAACTTGATATGGATTAATGTTTGAGATTCTACTTGCAAATGGTTGTTTAGTATGCTCTGCTTCAGTATAAGATAATGTTAAACTATTACCAGTTAATTTTAAGTTGCTTGAATTAGTTTCACTTAATTTAATTTCTGAAATAGTTTTTTGACTGTTATCAGAGTATAAAGAAAGATTGACAAGATTTTTTGCTGTTGGTGAAGATACTGAATTGTCTTGTACTTCAGCTCTGTAAATTAAAGACTCAGTATTTGAGAAATCATAAGAACTAAAATTATCTACAAAGAACCCTGACTTAAATCTGTTAAATCCATCTGCATCTTCTATAAGAAGATTTTTAGTGGTAGATTCTAATAATGAAAGACTTGTATAATATTCTAATGATTCTACTCTATTTTCAATATCTCTCAAATCTGACATAGTATATCTTCTATTGTCAGTTAATTGGATAACAATATCTGTGTTTATATCATAAACATATGGAATTGCAATAATAGTTGCTACATCTAATACTTCTTTAGAAATAGTTGGTAGTTTAGGATTTTCTGATGATGCACCTAATACTAATTCAAATTCTCCAACAGAGGATAAAGTTAATTTATCATATCTTGCCAAATAGAAAGAATAGTCAAATACAAAATCTTCATTAGAAGATAAAATTTGAGTTGCATTTGAACCAGAACCAGAAAAATCTCTGGATGCAAATTCAAATGGACTAATAGTGCTTGCTGTATTATAATCAGACACTCTTGGTCTTACATCAATAGTATCTAAATTCCTTACTTGATTGAAAGTAGCAATTTTATTTTTATTGACAGATGATGGATAACTATTAACTGTAATAACATCTCCATTATCAGTTGATTCAAAGGAGAATCTATCAAAATAAACGTTAATTCTATGTGATGGTTCTTTGGAAGAATTTTTTCTTACAATTCTGCCAAAATCATAGAATTGTTTTCTCTGTCCATTATCAAGAATAAAATCATTAGTAATGTTAGTTGAACCTACATTTACTGTAGATACAGTTGCTGAATATCCACTTTCTTTAAAAGAAACCACTTCAGAGGCAGAGAATACCTTTTGATTCTTGTAGATTACATAAATTTCACTAGAGGTTTTATTTTCTGCATAGATTGCAACTGCACCAGAATCTTGACCAATAAGAACTTCTCCTAAAATTAAATCAAAAGTATTTCCATTTGGTCCAGTAATACCAGTTAATGAAATCCAAGGTGGGGTAGGAGTTTCTGTTTCAGTAGATTCAAAAACTCCTTGAACTTCAAGAACATCTGCATAATTTAATGATATTTCAGCATCCTCTACTCTTGTTCCATAAATTGACGTTGAGGTAAGTCCTGCATTTGGAGGAGTTGAATATTTGGTTTTAGAAATTACCACAGAAGAACATCTGTTTAACTTTTTGAACTTATTAGTTACATTAGATTTAATTTGAGTGGTAATGACAGAACAAGGACCTGCAGTAG